CTCCATCCAATCGGCTGGCACTTGCGAGTATTGATCACCGGCATCTATCGTTGCAGTTGATCGAGTCTCCATCTTGTAGTGCCGAATATCGCGATTGATCTGCGACTCCGCCAACTGAATGAACGTCGGTATAACTGCCGTTAGATCGCTGCGATTAAGATAATCGGCGACTGTCGATTGCAGTGTGCTGTAGTTTGTTATTGTCATGGCATCATCGTCCCTAGTAATCCCTGTCTTGATTTTTGTAATAAACGTCTATATTCCGCTTCGCTCATATTAGCCGCGTTGCCTTGCAATCCAATGTATGCAGATTTGCCGCCAACGCTAGGAAGCCCAGCCCATATGTTAGCACCAGCACGTTGTGCCGCCTCAATAGGCACACTTGGATCTTTTAGTAATTCTCCCATTGATCGGTCTGGACGCTTCTCTTCCAATATAAGAAACTCAGCCATTTTGCGTTGATTTTCTTCCGAGAACTTGTCTTTCATCGGATCAAGACCAGCGCGAACAGCTAACGGTAATAATTCGTTAGGCATAATTTGAAACTGGCCCAAAGCGCCACTACTAAATGGCGTTGCCCCGGCAACCTTTCCAACTCTTGAGGCCTGCATAATAGACAAATTTTGTAATTGAGATAAAGCATTGCTTAGTTCATTTCCAGCGCCCTGCAATGCAGTTGGATTGCCGCCAAAGGACTCAACGTCCATAACGCCTTGCATTAATGGATCAAGCGCTTCAGTTGGTGGCAATGATGAAAATGAATCACCGCGTCTGGTATATCGAACGTCATTCGCCAACTTTGAATTGTAATTGTTGGCTAAAATGTTTTCCGCTCGACGCACATACTCTGGGCCAGCTTCTTCAGCTTTTTCCATAGTTCCGCTTCTAATGTAAGCATCAACGTGCTTGCCAGTCAGTCCAACATCTTTTTGCAGCTTTATTGCAGCCTTAATCTTTTGATCCATCCCGGACAAAGATCGCTCTTGCTTCGTGACCGGCATCCCAATCATGTCAAACAATTTTTTAAATGATGTAACTGCCATAATTATCCTTAAGCTCCGAAGAACGATCCTATCATCTCAAAAAGAGATTTTTCTTTATCTGTAGCATACTTTGCTTTGTAGTCAGGAACATAATTTCTAATTGTTTGCCCAGACCTATCGCTAACTTCTTTTGGAATGTATGCGCTATTATCAGGAATAAATCCATGCTTCCTACCTAAATCCTCAAGTGCATTAAACGTATCAATGCTTCCAGTAGCGGCTCCTCTTACCATAGACTTGCCGTATTCGCCAACAGTCGGCAAAAATGGCCTTTGATCGCCTTTGACTTGAGATAAGTCCATGCCAACTAATGGATCGCCTTGGAAGTCTTGATTTAGCAATCCAGCAGTTGGTGGTGCAACAACTCCGCCTCCAGCAAACATTCTTCTGTTTAAATTCTTTTCTCTGATCGTCATTAAGTCATCAATTAATTCTTGATCAACTTTTTGAGACATATTTGGATCTTTTGTGTTTGTTATAATTGCTTTTCTTGCTTGATTTATAGTTAACGGTTGAGGCGGAGTCGTAATATCTGGATTATTGTCGCCAGTTTTTCTTCCACTTGTAATTTTAAATGCATCTCGAAACATTTCCTCCATTGAGTATGAAGTATCAAGTGATGCTTCTTCGCCCTCTTTTGCTGCAATTTCATGAGTATATCCACTGTTGTCTCGATTATATACAACAGGCTTTTCTGGATCAGTTCTAAACATACTGCGACCAGCGCGATATAACTCAGGCCCAACAAGCCTTGGATCATTAACTGCTGCAATTACTTGATCTGGATTTGGAAAACCTGACTCTTGAACAGGTTTTAATTTCATAGCTTTGTATACCGCTTTCCTTATTTCTCCAATATTTGCAAAACCGTTTACGCCCATAACTTGATTTTCAAAGTCAGGATGATTAATGCCAAGGAAAGGCGGCCTTCCTTTACCACCTTTGTAGTATCTTCTAACACCTTCATCAAATAACTTTGCCATCGCTGGAGTAATTGGCCTATCTTTAATTTCTTGAATTAAATTTTGAACAATTGGCGTAGCAAAGTTAGTAGCTTCATCACCCATGTTTACATACATAGCTAATGGAGCGTTTCCGGTTTCTTGGGCAAGCAGTCCAGCTCTTGTTTGAACTGGAGTTGCGCCACCTATATTTGATCGCCAACCCGGATTATTTCCAAGTTGATTTGTGTAAACAAAATCAGCGCCTGCCTCTGATTTGACATTTGTTGGAACGCCTCCAATCATATTAGAAGTTCCGTGGAGACTCTTATCTCCCATTATTGGCATAAGCGTATCGCCAATTTTTAAATCTTCAGCCTTAATAATGTTTCTTTTTAAATCTGTCTCAACAAAGTTAGTTTTAAATTCATTTGACTCTGCAATTTTTTCTCTTTCATCAAAGTAAGGATTATTTTTCCTTGCTTCTTTGTATCTTTTTGTTGCTCCATCTATTATATTTTTTTGCATGACAAAACTTGGATCTTTTGCAAGCGCAGAATCTAAAAATCCAGTGTCTATCAGACGTTGTATCGACACATCGCCATCTAATAATTTTAGCAATCCTTTTGTAGCCTTTACTATTTTTCCCACTACGCTATCCCTATTCGTACTTAATTAAGTCGAGCAGGCCTCGACTTTTTAAATAGTCAAAACCACTTTTAGTAATATCTTTTTGAGATAAATTTCCTTGCCCTTTATTGAGGGCAGCTTTGATTAAGTCTTGAACATATGGCAAATCAGAAACTTTATTTTGCCGATTCATCCATGCCACTTCGTCTGGATCGAGGATTCTATTAATTTTCATCCTGTCAGATATCGTCCAGTCTCCAGCAACATTGGCATTTGTATTGTAATTGTACGTTCCGCCAAATGGAATTTGATCTTTAATTTCCGCCGTTTTTAAATCTATATTTCCTTTATTAGTTAACTTAGCCCTCATCATAGCTTCGTTATACCAATCGTAATCATCTGGTACTAATACCTCTCCCCAGACTTGATTATTTGGACGAAAATCCGGCTTACCTTGCGGCGGATTCATTAATTTTTTACCAATGTGCAAAGCAAATGGATTTGCTCCAGAATGAATGCCCGGACGGAAAGCAAGACCCGGTTTCCCTTTTCCTCCGCTCAATTTAGCATCAACTCTTCCTGCTTGGTTTGGACTCATATATTGAGCATACGACCAATCATCTTTAACAAATGGCTTATCTGCGCCAACAAACAATGGATAAAACTCGCTGTCACGTTTTTGATCAAGCAGCTTGTACACTTTTCTAGTATTTTGCGGCTCATCAATCAACGCGCCTTCTAGGTTCATCCATTTATTGTTACGGACTGCATCCTCTGCAACTTCTTTGGGGACATTATATTTTTTAATTAATGCATCGACGACATCTTGCGCCTTACTCATATATTTAAGTAAACCTGTAATCTTGCCCACTACGCTATCCCTCGCAAGTTACGCCTGATTGGATCGCCCCAGCTCGATGCCTGATTCTGATATCCAACTGCCAAGTAGCGCATTGCATCTGCGCCATGTGATGTCCAGTCATGCCGAGGCCTGCCTCGCCACGTTCTGCCCTTTTCGTCAAAGTCTCGTTGGTATTGCCGCAATGCCTCGATGCCTCGATTGCACTTAGTCTCATCGAACCAGCATCGCCCGAGCATGGATCGCACTGCCTGTATTCCATCATCGACCATTAGCTTTGGTGCTATTGTCACGGGCCTTATCCCTAGCGAATCCAACGTTTCGAGCCGAGACTTGCCAGTTCCCAGCTCTTTGACCTGCACGTCATGCGGTAGGACGTGCGACTCATAAACATAATCCTTGTCTTGCAACACTTTGGCGTAATGATCAAGTCCAACGCCAGAGCTTTCGTAGTAGTCGATCAGCCTGACCTCGGCTCCAACGTGTTGTGCGAACCAGATCGAGGTCGAATCCCCGATGCCTAAGTCCCACGCTGTAACGACTCCAACGGCTCTATCATATGGAACTGCGGCAATCCGTCCAGTATTTGTTACTTCCTTCATCTCGGTGCCATAATAAGCGCCAGCGATTGCGGCCTCGAAGCTGCACTCAAACTCCTGCTCGTATCGATCCTCGCCCATTGTCTTGAGCGCGGCGTCCAGCTCATCGCCCGGCAATATGCCAGTATCGCTGGCCTTATGCACCGCCGAGTACCACGTCGGATCATTGCGCGATGCGTCAAATATCTCCCAGAATTCGTTCTTGCCTTTCGGCGTTCCGATAAACGTTGCGCGGCCCTGACGATCTGCGATCGCTGGTCGAATGACTGTCGACCATGCGTTCGCTGGGAAGTCAGCTGGCTCATCCAGCACCACCGAGTCAAAGTACAGTCCTCGCATCGAGTCAGCTGTCTCGGCACCAAACAATCGTATGCGAGCGCCATTGGGAAAATCAATGCGCAGCTCGGACTCATTGATCTTGATGCCCGGTATATTAACCGTGAACTCCTTGCAGTAATCCCACGCTACGGCCTTAGACTGCCGATAGGTCGGCGCAATGTACGCCACTCGGACGTTGGGCCGGTTAATCGTCAATGCATCGCGAATCAGGTCATTAATCGCGGCAACTGTCTTGCCGCACCGCCGATGCGCCACCAGACAGGCAAATCGACTCGTTCTATCGTGAAACGGGATCATGACATCCCGAGGTTTGTACGGGATCGTTATCTCAGGCATACCATCCTAAGAAATCCGCCATCATTGCAAACGTCGTCAGCACACAGCCAGCCACCATAAAGAATAGGAACTTATCGAAGTTATTCATCCTTGCCCTTCCACTTGATGACCAGCGGCCCACCAGACTCGCCAGTATGCTCGAGCTGCTGTTTCTCGCCATAACGTTTAGGCAATAGCTTACTCGCCACCCATTTGTGCGCGTCGACCTTCAATCGCGCCACGTTGTATGTCTCAGGCGTCGCATCATAGGCTATCTCGAGGATGTCCTCTGCGGCAAACTCTTGACACGCATTCTTCGCTCGCGCGTATTTGTCGCGTATCGAGTCGTGTTTGTACATCCACCGATAGAATGTGGACTTATCTGGCGCCCAGCTCTCGGTCTTGCAGATGCGATTCAATGATCGACCAGCGGCGATCTCCTCGCAGATTCGATCTACCAACTCATCGGTATAATCAGTTGGCCTTCCAATTTTTACTTCTTCATCACTCATTTCTGACTCCATCCAAAATTCAACATAATCCATTCTAGTTCAGACATGACAATCGGGACAGGACAAAAAGGACAAAAGACATAACTCTATAGAGTTATGTCTTGTCTTGTCCTCTAATTTATTTGTCCCCGACAATGTCCTCGACTTTGTCTTTAAAAACTGTAAGTTGTTGATTTTATTAGCTTTAATAAGGCAATACTCCAGGACATTGCAAAATGTCCTCAAATGTCTTTTGTCCTCAAATTGCTCTAAGTCATTGATTATATTCATTTGTCCTCAGCTGTTAACTTGTGTGTCTAAAACTGCAACAAAAGTGTTGTCGGTAACCGACCATCCCTGACCAAATGGCGTCACATATTCTGCATCAACGAGCATACCAATCATCCGATTTGAGTCCATTTGCATCGCCTTTTTTGCTGCCGCCTCTTTCATTAACATCGCCGGCCCTGTAAGAAAGTCGAGCATACCAGATCGAGTGACGTGCGGTCGACCTTGTGGATCTCTGGCGCGTCCAGCAAAATGCCAAGCCCTCTCGAATCGTTTACGATGCTCTTCGACTTTTGATAAGACCTTGGTGGCGGTAATTGGTTTATTTACAGATTCCAAGACAACGCTCGATACCTGATCGTTATCTTCGTCTCGCCATCCAATGATGTCCACCTTCTTAAGATCAAAGAACAAACTATCCTGCATCTCGGCGTCCTTCATCTTTCTCTGAATAACTTCGATTGGGCCTCCGTTCTTAGATGGCTTAACGCTAACTTCTATATCGAGTGCGCCTCGCCATGCGCTCGAACCTCTAGCACGGTGCTGCGCCTCATCAGATACGCCCGTGTGATGCACTAGGACGACTGTGCAGTCAAACTCCTGCATTAGTAAGGCGCAGGCATCCAGCATTGTCTTGGCGTCTTGGGCGCTGTTCTCATCGCCATTTAAAAATCGGTGCAATGTGTCTACAACGATAACCTTTGGCGTCTCGGGCAGTGCGCGGACATTATCGATGACCTTGACCAAGCCCTCGCTTGAGTTGAGATCGGTGCCGGTCTTGCTCATCCAGAATTTAATCTTATCGACGCCAAAGTTCTGCATCCATGCGGCGACTCGAGCGCGTAAACCGTAATGGCCCTCACCAGCCAAGTAGACGATCGGCAGGTCTTTTGTCCTGTTGCCGCACCAGTCTCGATTATCCATATCTACAGCTGCCATACGAAGGCACCAGTCTAGGACTAAGAATGTCTTGCCTGAGCCGCTAGGCCCATGAACCATCATGAGTGACTTATTCTGGAGCCAGTTCTTAATGTACCAGCTGATTGGCGCTGGCTTTGTCGTGAACTCATTGCCGTCGACCAGCCAGTCCAGCTTGATCTCAGGTGGTTCTAATAGAGCCGATAAATCATTGCCAGCCAGCAAGTAATCGTTAGCGTCGCCTTCATCTGGGGGAATGATGACGGTCGCACCGTACTTAGCGCTGGCTTGGTCTGCATATGACTTACCGACTCCACTAGAATCATTGTCTGCCACAATGATGATGCGCTGAGAGGCGCCAAAACGCTCTCTAAGCTGTCCAACAACATTGGGGATGTTACTCGCCGAGTATGCAACGTAACACGCCACACCGCTCGTTTCAGCGATTGTAGCGGCAGTTGCGTAGCCCTCGGCTACATATATGTGCGCATCCTGATTAGATCCGATACGCCAAAGTGATCCGCCGGTCTTGCCGCCGGGATGATAAAGCTTGCCCCCATCCGAGTCGATGTATTGCACGGTAGTCATCTCGCCGTCACTGTTAAACAGTGGCACGATCAATCGACCATCGCCCGTGACTCGAGCGCCGTTAGGCTGGATCTTTTTCTTGACCAGACACGGATGATCAGCT